ATTATGAACTCAGATATAGGTGCATTAACTTTAACTAGTACTGGAGCTATTCAGTCTGGTAGAACAAGATTGCTATCTATTTATTATGTAGGTCATGCGTCAGCTGGAAGTTTAACTTTTAAAGATGGAGGTGGAAGCGGTACACAAAAACTTGTTATCGCAACACCTGCTGGAAGTGCAGCTGATCAATATCAGGTAGATATGCCTTTAGACGGTATTTTATTTAAAACTGATATGCACTTGACTATTAGTAATGTAACCTCTGTTACAGTTTTTGTAACACCGATTACATCAGCTACTGACAATGGATAAATACACAGCAGAACTTCTTAGTTTCAAAACAGGCGGTATGCCACCAAGAAATAAGAAGTATTATAGGTCTTCAGAGTCTGGAGCAGGAATGACTCAAGCTGGTGTTGAAAAATACCGAAGAGACAATCCTGGTTCCAAACTCAAGACTGCTGTGACTGGTAAAGTAAAAAAAGGAAGTAAAGCTGCAAACAGAAGAAAATCATTTTGTGCAAGAAGTGCAGGACAAATGAAGAAGTTTCCAAAGGCAGCTAAAGACCCTAATTCAAGATTACGTCAAGCAAGACGTAGATGGAAATGTTAAATGAAATTAACAACAAATTTTAGCTTACATGAATTTACAAAATCTCAAACAGCTACAAGACATGGTATAGATAACACACCAAGTATGACTAACATTATAAATTTAAAAAGTTTGTGTGAAGGTGTTTTACAACCTGTAAGAAATCATTTTATGAAACCTATGATTATAAGCTCTGGCTTTAGATGTGAAGAATTAAATACTAAAATAGGTGGTAGTAAAACATCACAACATGTTTTGGGTCAAGCAGCTGATATAGAAGTATTAGGATTTAGTAATGTGGAACTTAGTGATTGGATAAATGCTAATTTAGATTTTGATCAACTTATATTAGAATTTTACAACGAAAAAGAAGGGCCTCATTCAGGATGGGTTCATGTTTCTTTTAACAAAGGTTATAACAAACATGATTATAAAGAGGCTTACAAAAATGAACAAGGTCAAACAAGGTATAGATTAAGATAATGGATAATATTACACCAGAGTTAGTTGAAACAGTTCATAACATATCATGGTTTGATGGTATATGTTATATCGTATTAGGATTGACAACTTACGCTGCATACAAATGGATAAAAAATAAATGGCATTAAATAGAGGAAGCATGAGGCAACAAATAACTAAAGGTCCTCAAAAGAAAAAATTTGTAAAAGCAAGAAAAGGTAAGTTGCTAAGTAGACAGAAGGTAGTAAAAAAGGTAAAATAACATATGACTAAATTGTGCCCAAGAGGTAAGGCAGCAGCAAAAAGAAAGTTTAAGGTATATCCTTCAGCCTATGCAAATGCTTACGCATCAAAGGTATGTGCAGGAAAAATTAAAGACCCTAGTGGTAAGAAGAAAAAAGATTGGGGTCCTAAAAAAGCTAACAAAGGAGCTATGATGAAATTAAAAAACAAACCAATTAAAGCAGGTAAAGGAATGTTAATGCCTTTAATGGGATTAGCAGGAATGATGAAATATATGCAAATGAATAAAAAGAAAAGTGGCACAGTTTCAGCAAACAAAAATGCAGTTGATCCTGTGACAGGTAAAGGTGCAGGACAATCTCAAAATATACAAGATTTTGGTAAACAAGCAGTAAATATAGGATTAAAAAATAAAATGGGTGCTAGAAATGGAAAACTAGCAAGAAAACCAAAAGGTGCTATTTTAGGTGCTTTGTTTTTAGCTAATATGATGAAAAAACAAGGTAAAAAAGAAGGTAGAATGCAAGCGGCACAAGGTGAGGCTGAAATGATGGCTGCAAAAAATGCTTCTGAAAGTGGTATGTCTAAAATGAATCAAGGTGGTTATGTTTCTGGCTCTTACATTAGAGATGATTCTAATGTCAGTGAAACAAATTCATCAACATCCGATTATTATAAAGGTATGCTTGACTAATGTCTGGTTTAGATAAGTGGTTTAAAGAAAAATGGGTAGACATCGGAAGTAAAAAGAAAGATGGTACTTTTGCAAAGTGTGGAAGAAGTAAAAAAAAAGAAGATGCAAAAAGAAAGTATCCTAAATGTGTACCACTATCAAAAGCTAGAAGAATGAGTGAAGGACAAAGAAAAAGTGCAGTTACAAGAAAACGATCAAAAGCACAAGGTGTTTTAGGTAAACCTACTAATGTCAGTACGTTTACAAAGAAATACTACGGTGGTATGATTAATATAAATTAGGAATAAGAAATGACTAAAAGAGTACAAAAAACATTAAACCCAGATACTAAAGGTTTACCTAGAAAAGATTTTGAATACTTATATCCAGAACAAAAATTTGTAAAAGGTAAGCTAAGGAGAGGACCTGGACCAGCTGGACCAACTGGACCAACTGGATCAATTAAATCAAAAGGGAGAAAAATGAAAATGCAACAAAAAATGAAACCTTATAAAAGAAATGAAGGGGGTTTATTAAGTAAAGCTAAAAAATTTTTAGATAGCGGCACAAAACCAAAAGACGTAAGAGGAAGAGGTGGAGCTGGTTCAATTACTGGTAGGCAAATGCCTCCAGAAAAGTCTGTTAAAGAAAAAAAAGCAGCTAAAACAAAAGCTATGTATGATAAACATACTACAAAAGCTGGAATGTCTACTGAAGGTAATATTTCTAAAGCAGGTAAACAAGGAAAATCTCAAGAGAAAGGAAAACGATTTGGAGCTGCACCAAAAGTACAATTTCCAAAAACAACAGGTAGCTATAAAATTAAGAGTGGAGATACTTTAGCTGGTATTGCAAAAGCCAGAGGAACAACTGTTGCTAAAATAATGGCAGCAAACCCAGGCATAAAAGACAAAAACAAAATTAGAGCTGGGGCAGGATTAAAAGGTGTTCCGGGTTTACAAGGTTCGTCTACTACTAAAAATATTGCTGATGCTGGTAAAAAACGTAAAGCTGATCCAGTGAATACTAAATACGGAGAACTTTATAAAGACAAAGGCAAAGGTAAAAGTAAAACAACAGCCAAAAAAAAGACATTAAGAAGATCAATTTTTGGATTTTTAAAACCAACAGAAAAACAAATAGCGAGAAGAAAACAACAACTTGGTAAGGCAGAAGGTGGTATGGCTTCCATGGATAAATATATAAAAGATTTATTATAGGAGTTTTTATGGCTGATGAATATACAAGTAGATTATTACTACCAAAGAAAGGAACTGTTGTTAAACCAGAAGTAAGTGAAGAAAAAACAGAATCTGGTGTTGTAAGAAAGTCTAAAAAACTTTCAGTGGGTAAAAAAATATTAGGTTTAGATGTTGTAGGTGAAATAGGTAAACAAAAACAAACTTCTGGTAGTCAAGAAGCATCAAGAAAAGGTGCTAGTTTAAATATTACAAAAAAATTTGATAACAATCGAGGTGGTTTTGGTGCAGAATTTTTTAAAACAAAAGATAAAAACAATTTTGGTTCGGAAAAGAAATCAGGTTTTAAAGTTGGTGCTTCTTATACTTTACCCTTTCAAAAGGGTGGTTTAACTCCTAAACAATCTTCTGAAATTGATGTTGATGGAGACCGCACAATTACTTCTAACGACCTTAAATTAAAAAGAGAGGGTTTTTCTAGAGGTGGTGGTATAGCTATACAAGGTACTAAGTTTAACGGAGTAAGCTAAAATGGCTACTTCTGGTTCAACTTCCTTTAACCTAGACATAGATGAGATTATTGAAGAATCTTACGAAAGATGTGGTGTAAGAACTAACTCTGGTTATGATTTAAAATCAGCTAGAAGAAGTTTAAATATACTTTTTTCAGAATGGGGTAACAGAGGTATACATCTTTGGAAAGTAGAATTAAAAGAACAACAGCTTACAGCAGGTACGGCTACTTACGATGCTCCAACTAATGCTAACGATATTTTAGAAGCTTACGTTAGTACAACCACTAGTACAACATCTTCTACAAACGATGTATCATTAACAAAAATAAGTAGAAGTGAGTATGCTGCTTTACCTAATAAAGGCTCTACTGGTCAACCTAGTCAATATTATGTTGATAGACAAACTGTGCCAAAAATAAATTTATACCAAGCACCAGATGCTAGTACGTATACATATTTAAAATATTATTATTTAAAAAGGATTGAAGATGCAGGCAACTATACTAATCAAGCTGACGTGGTGTTTAGATTCATTCCATGTATGGTGGCTGGTCTTGCCTACTACTTGAGTTTAAAAAGAGCTCCTCAATTAGTGCAACAAAATAAGATGTTGTATGAAGATGAGTTAAATAGAGCTTTAACAGAAGATGGTCAAAGAACTTCTGTTTATATATCTCCACAAAACTATTACCCACAAGGTGCATAATGGCGTATGCAAGAGGTAAATATGCAAAAGCAATTTCAGATAGGTCGGGTATGGCTTTTCCTTATCAAGAAATGGTTAAAGAATGGAATGGCTCTTTTGTTCATCGTTCTGAGTTTGAGGCTAAACAACCTCAGATAAAAAGAAAACATATAAAAGCAGATGGTATTGCTTTAGCAAACGCTAGACCTCAACATAAAAACCCTAATCAAGAATTTCTCCTATATATAAGCAATGGGTTTTTTGCTGAGGTTGGCGATAGTGGTATAACAGGTGGAGCAAGTATGACAGTAGAACAAAGCAATGATATTTTAGGACATAAGCTTACATCAGTTTCAGCATCTTCTGCGGTAGGGGGAGTAACCATAGTAATATCATGAGTATAACATATACAAGTTTTTTAACACAAGTTCGATCATACACAGAAGTAGATTCTAATGTTCTTACAGATACTATATTGGATGAGTTTATTAGAAATACTGAATTAGACATTGCTGGTAAAGTTGATTACGATGACATACGTAAATACGTTACTGCTGTAACAGGAACACAAAGATATTTAAATGTTCCAGATGATTGTATAGTTATACGTTCTGTTCAAGTAATAAGTAGTAGTACTAGAGATTTTTTAGAAAAAAGAGATACTTCTTTTATGGCTGAATATAATCCTACCGATGCAACTGGTCTACCAAAATACTTTGCTAATTGGGATGATAAAAATATTGTTTTTGCACCAGTGCCAGATCAAGCATATGAGATACAATTAAATTATATTAAAGACCCAGATCATTTTAACGCAACAACAGATACTTTTTTATCTAAACATCAAGAAAATTTATTATTATACGGAGTGCTAGTTGAATGTTTTAGTTATTTAAAAGGCCCATTGGATATGTACAAACTGTATCAAGACAAGTATAATGAAAGTACGGAGGCGTTTATGTTAGCACAAAGTGGAAGACGTAGGCGTTCTGAATATGATAATGGTGTGATGAGGGTTCCTGTGCAATCACCATCACCACAAAATTAGGAGAAAAATAATATGGCAATAACAACAAGTGTGGTATGTAACGTATTTAAAACAGATGTTTTAAAAGGCGTACATAATTTTACAAACGGTGGAAATAGTTTTAAATTAAGTATGTATACATCAAGTGCAACTCTTGGTAAATCAACAACTTCTTTCACAACAGACAATCAAGTTTCATCATCTGGTTATCCAGCTGGTGGTAAAGCATTAGTAAATGTAACTCCAGCTTTGAGTACAGATACTGCTGTTGTGGATTTTGCTGATTTATCTTTTGTAGGTGTTTCACTTACAGCAAGAGGTGCTTTAATTTATAACGACACAGCTTCTGGTGATCCAGCAGTTGCAGTTTTAGATTTTGGTGGAGATAAAACAGCTACTTCAGGTACATTTACAATACAGTTTCCAACTGATGACGCATCAAATGCTATTTTAAGAATAGCTTAAATAAAAGGAGCTTGGTTCGGTGACTACTAGAACAATTACAGTTACGGTATCCAATCCAGGTTCTGGAAATAAGTATTTTTTAGACGGTGCTCAACAAGCTACCGTTGTATTAGCTGAAGGGGGTACTTATGTATTTGACCAAGCTGATAGCTCTAATAGTGGACATCCTCTTAGGTTTTCTACTACTTCAGATGGTACTCATAATAGTGGAAGTGAGTACACTACTGGCGTAACTACAAGTGGCACCCCTGGTAATGCTGGTGCTAAAACTACTATACAAGTCGCATCTTCTGCTCCAGTTCTTTATTACTACTGTACTAATCATTCTGGTATGGGTGGCACAGCTAATACCGAAGCAGCTACTACATGGGGTTTATTATCTTGGGATGAAGGTAGTTGGGGAGCTCAAAATAGTATAGGTTTTGCTGTAACTGGTGTTTCTTCAACAACTGCTATAGGTTCTGTAACTATTGATGCAGAAATAGGAGAAGGTTGGGGTCGAGGAACTTGGGGTAATAGAGTTTGGGATGGTGTATATTCTGTCATACCAACAGGAGTAAGTGCAACCTCTGCAATAGGAACAGCAGTAGCAAGTGTGTCACATACTGTAATTATTAATGCTTCAGGTATGGGCTTACAATCTAATACTGAGGATGTAACAACAACACAAGGTGTAGAAATTGCTCAAACAGGATTACCTTTATTAAGTAGTGCTGGTACAGTTGATTTTGAAGGTGATGTAACTGTTGTTCCAACAGGAGTAGAAGGAACAGCAAGAACAAATGACGTTGTTATTGCTCCTAAATTAAATGTACCTGTAACAGGAGTATCAGCGACAAGTGCAATTGGAAGTATAACTTTATCTATAACAGGAACTACTTCTGTAACTGGTGTAGCAACAACATCAGCAGTAGGTTCTATTACACCTATTTCAGGATATGATGTAACTGGTGTTTCTTTAACAAGTGCTGTTGGCAGTCCAACAGAAATAACAGGCACTTGTTTAGTAGATGACGTAACAGGTGTAGTATTGACGAGCAACGTAGGAAGTGTAATAATAATAGCGTGGTCAGAAATAAATACAGGTGCACAAACAACGTGGACCGAGATAACAACAGCGGCATAATAAAGGAATAAAATATGGCATCAACATACTCATCAGATTTAAAACTGGAACTCATGGCTACTGGTGAAAACGCTGGTACATGGGGAACAAAAACAAATACAAATTTAAATTTAGTACAACAAGCAATAGGTGGCTTTGAACAAGTAAGTGTTAGTAGTGGAGCAACTGTTGCTTTAGCTATGTCAAACGCAACTATATCTAATGCAAGAAATATGGTTATAAAGGTAGCTTCTGTTACCCTATCAGGAGCTACTGTAGTTACAGTGCCAGACAGTATAGAAAAAATGTATATTTTTGATATAACAGCAGTAACTAATCCTACAAACTTAACAATAAAAACAGCAAGTGGTTCTGGTTTTGTAACCGACCAAGCAAAAATATATTTTGCATATGCTGATGGAACTAATATTGTAGAGGTATCTTTAGATAGTTTAGGTGGATTACTTCCTACTACTCAAGGGGGTACTGGTTTAGCTGCAATAGGAGCTGCTAACCTACCATTAAAAGTAAACAGTGGTGGAAGTGCAGTTGAGTACGGTGTCCTACCATTAGCTGGTGGTGGTACTGGTTCAACAAGTTTATCTGGTGCAAATATTGTAGCATCAAATGCAAACACAACTTTTACTAAAGCACTAAGAGGTAGCACACAAACTGCTGGTTCTCAAACTGGTAATGTTACATTAGATTTTGACACTTATCAAAACTTTGTTCTCACAGCAACAGGTAATGTTACATTAGTAAATCCAAGTACAGAATCTGTTGGACAATCTGGTATTATAGTATTTGTACAAGATGGTACTGGAAGTCGTACATTAAGTCTAGGTACAGATTATGAAACAGCTGCTGGTGCTGGTTTAACTATATCAACTGCTGCTAATGCAGTCGATGTCATACCATATTTTGTCAAAGCTGCCTCAAGTATTCAGCTTGGAGCACCACAACTTGCGTTTGCATAGGAGACATAAGTAATGCCAGTACAAGGTGAATTTTTTCAAAATCCTGGTGCAGGTGGTGGAGCATTTTATGACCATCAGATAAATCATTCAGTAAAATTTGAGGAAGATGCAGGAGATTATATGACAAGAACTCCTAGTAGTGCAAGTAATAGAAGAACTTTTACTGTAAGTTTTTGGTGGAAAAGAACTGTAATAACACATTCAGGAAATCATATGGTGCCATTTGGTGCTGATGCTAATAATGGTGGTTCTACTGTTTGGAATATAAGAATGAGAAATACTGACCAATATCAAATTGGAGCAAGTGGTGGTACAGAATATATTTGGACACCTATGTATAGAGATACTTCTGGTTGGGGACATTATATGTTAGCAGTTGATATGACACAAGCAACAGCAGGAAATAGAATGAAATTTTATTTTAATGGTACACAAGTAACTGATACTGATGCCTCATCTTCAGCTGCACAAAATTATGAAACAGAAGTAAACAATACTACAGAACATCAAATAGGAATAATGAAATATGGTTCAAGTTCATCAGATTTTGCAGGATATATGGCAGAATTTATATTAATAGATGGTACAGCTCAAGCACCAACAGATTTAGGTGAAAGTAAAAATGGTGTTTGGATTCCAAAAGACCCAAGTGGTTTAACCTTTGGTACAAATGGAGTATACCTTAAATTTCAAAATGCCTCTGCACTTGGAGATGATAGTTCAGGGAACAATAATGATTATTCAGTAACTAGTATGCCTGTAGATCGTCAAGTTCTTGACTCACCGACCATAGGTACAGGAGGATAATATGGCAGGAAACGCAAATTTTGCAACATGGAATCGTTTAGCTAATGTAAACCCATCTTTAAGTTATTCAGCCTTTATTCTTGATAAAGGTAATACAAGATTTAGAGGCAATACAGGTGGTACTTCTACTATGACTTCAACTCATAGTATGACCAGTGGTAAGTGGTATATTGAAGTATATGCAGAAAATAATCCAGCTGGAGGATGGCCCACACTAGGTATTTGTAAAACATCTTCTATCTCAATTACTCAAAACATAAGCAACTATCAATATGCTTCTAGTGATACAAATAATAAATCAGAAGTGGTAGGAACAAGTGGTCAAATAGTTAAGTTTGGTGCAAGTGCTGCTTCAGGTGGTGTAAGTTGGACAAGTACAGATATATTACAAATAGCTGTAGATATAGATGCTGGTAAATGGTGGTTCGGCAAAAATAATACTTGGGCAGGCAGTGGAGATCCAGCTAATGGTAATAATCCTATAGATACATTTACTTCTGGAACAGAAATGTCTGTTTGGGTAGCAAGTTATAATGGGTCTTCTTATATGCATATTAACGCAGGTCAGGACGATACTTTTAATGGAAATGTTACAGCAGCAGGAAATGCAGATGGAAACGGTTACGGAGCCTTCAAGTATTCGCCGCCAGCTTCGTTCTTGGCTTTATGTTCCGCGAATATGTCGGTTTCCTCTGACATAGATCCTGCAGGAGATGATGGTGCAACAGATAATCCTACTAAACAATTTGGAATAGTTACTTATACAGGTAGTTCAACAAGTGCTCAAACAATAACTGGATTAGGTTTTAAACCAGATTTAGTATGGGCTAAAATGAGAAATAGTAGTCAAAGAAATTTTTTAACTGATACTAGTAGAGGCATTAGTAAACATTTATTTTCTGATGCTACAAGTGCTGAAGAAACAGATAGTTCAATGGGAAATACTAATCCTATATATACTGCATTTAACGATGATGGTTTTGTTTTTGGAACAAGTGGTAGTGGACCAAATGATAGTGGTAGAACTTATGTTGCTTGGTGTTGGAAAGCTAATGGTGGAACAACAGCTAGTAATAGTAATGGTTCAATAACTTCTACAGTACAAGCAAACACAAAAAGTGGCTTTTCGATTATAACCTATACAGGAACAGGAAGTAATGCAACTATAGGACATGGACTATCAGCTAAACCAGATTTTTTTACAATAAAAAATAGAGATGGTGGAGCAGGAATGGCTTGGGCAACCTATCATAGTGCACTAGGTGCTACAAAATATCTTGAAATAGATGCAAATGATGGTGCTTATTCAGGTAGCACAAGATTTAATGATACTGAACCTACTACTTCTACCATAGGTATAGGAACTATTAGTCATGTAAATAGTAGTGGCTCTGATTATGTTTGTTATGCGTGGCATAATGTTGAAGGTATGCAACGCTTCGGTTCTTATACTGGGACTGGTAATGCTGATGGTGCATTTATCTATACAGGTTTTAGACCCAGACTCTTAGCAGTGAAAAAAACAAGTGGTAGTGATAATTGGGTAGTAATAGATTCTGCAAGAGAAACTTTTAACGCAATGGGAGAAAAAATTTTAATGTGGGATACTACTGATGCAGAATTTGACCCTACTAACGTGAATTTAGACTTTGTTAGCAATGGGGTGAAAATGAGAAATACTGATGGTAAAATTAATGCTAATGGAGCTGATTATATCTACATGGCATGGGCTGACGTCCCATTTAAATATAACAATACTTTTTAGGAGATTAAAATATGTGGGCTTTAATAACAGATGGAAATATACAGGAGATAATCGCTAGACCAAAAGATATGGTTATAGATGATGTAAGACATTCTCGAAGAATATTTAGTGCATGGACTTGGGATGAACTCAATGCCATAGGTATTTATACAGTAGAAGCAGGAACACAAGGTGATGATAGGTTTGAAATAACTTCTAACCCTACTTACACTTATAGTTCTTCTGGTAAAAAAGTAACTACTGCGTACACTACAACTGATAAAGCATTAGCAGATTCTAATGCTGTTGACGAAGATGGAAATAACATATTAGATTTAGATGGAAACCAAGTAATTAATTATGGTTTAAAAACAATAGCCAAGAATCAAGCTAAAACAACAGCACATGGTTTAATTAAAAGATTTGGTTGGTTAGTACAAAGAGTAACTATGGACAGTAGTGCTACAATCCCTTCAGCAGTAACAACGTATTGTGCAGCTATCAGAACTGATTGTGCTGCAATAATAACTGCTATTGATGGAGCATCAAACATGACTGCTTTTAAAGCATTGTACGCAGACACTGTAAACAGTGATGGTGAAGTTACCGAAGTCAATAGAATAAATAGGTGGACTACAGATAGTACAGTTGAAGATTACATAAGATAGGAGTTTACACTTGTGGCCCTAAGTGAAGTACAAATAGCACCTGGTATTAACAAGCAGGTTACTCCTACAGGAGCGGAAGGTAAATGGATTGATTGTGACAATGTTCGTTTTCGTTATGGGTATCCTGAAAAAATAGGTGGTTGGGAGCAAACTACAACAAATACGTTAGTAGGCGTTACAAGAGCCATGCACATTTGGGCTGATAAACTAGGTCGAAGATTTATTGCTGTAGGAACAAACAAAGCTTTATTTATTTATTACGCTGATGCTTTTTATGATATTACACCTTTAGGTACTGCACTTACTTCTTGCACTTTTACTTCTACAAATGGTTCAGCAACAGTCACTATTAATAAAGCAGCTCATGGATTAGTAGAAGGGGATTTATTTTTATTTTCAAGTGTTACCTTACCTGGTGGGGGAGCTACTTCTTTTACTGGTGCTAATTTTACAACAAATACTTTTCAAGTAGTAACAGCTTTATCCGATAGTTTTACAGTAACTATGTCGGCTAATGAAACAGGAACAGCTATGTCGGCTGCTGGAAGTTGTACCATTACACCTTATTTTAGTATTGGTGATTCTATACAAGTAGCTGGTTATGGTTTTGGTACTGGTCGTTATGGTGGAGAGGCTTTTCCTATAGCTTCAAACACATTAGATGGTGCATTAAATAATGACTCTGCTGGAACTGGTGGGTCAGGAACTTCTATTACTTTAGACTCTACTACTAATTTTTCATCTGATGGTGGAACAGTATTAATAGATAATGAATTAATTACTTATGGTGGTAAAGCTGGAGCAAATCTTACAGGTATAACAAGAGGAGCTTCTGGCACTGCAACAGCCTCCCACAATGATGGAGCAACAGTAATTGAAGCATCAAGTTATTTTGGTTGGGGAGATGCAACAAATGAAGCTGTAACTATATTAGAACCTGGTAATTGGTCTTTAGATAATTTTGGTGAAATATTAATAGGCACTATAAGAAACAACAAATCATTTCAATGGAACCCTAGTGCTTCTTCTCCTTTAACAACCAGAGCAACAGTAATATCAGGAGCACCAGAAAAAAGTGTTATGACTTTAGTTTCCGATAGAGATAGACATTTAATTCATTTAGGAACAGAACCAACTATAGCTAGTGGCGTTCAAGATAAAATGTTTATACGTTTTTCTGATCAAGAAAGTCTTACAGATTACACACCTACTTCAGTAAACACAGCTGGTACTTTAAGAATAGATGCTGGTACTAAAATAGTAGGAGGAGTAAACGCTGGTTCTTACAATTTAATTCTAACAGATACTGCTGCATATGTTATGCGTTTTATTGGACCTCCTTTTACTTTTGGTATTGAACAAGCTGGAGCAAACTGTGGTTTAATATCACAACATGGAGTAGTGTCCGTAAATGGTGTATCTTATTGGATGGGACAAGCTGGTGGTTTTTATTTATTTGATGGTACTGTAAAAAAGATACCTTGTTCAGTAGAAGATTTTGTTTTTACTACTATTGATGATGGTGACTTAGGTATAAATTTTGATTCCTCTGATGTTGTTTTTGCTGGATACAATTCTTTGTTCAATGAAATTAATTGGTTTTACCCATCTAAAAACTCAAATCAAATAGATAGAGTAGTTACTTTTAATTACCAAGAAAAATTATGGACAGTTGGTTCTCTTGCACGAACAACGTATTATGACAAAACAGTTTTTGATAACCCTTATGCAAGTGATTACAATGATAGTGGTGTCCCAACTTTTCCTACTATACAAGGTGTAACAAATGTAAATGGTGCAACAACTGTATATGCTCATGAAATAGGTAACAATCAAGTAAACACAAGTGCTACTACTCCTATAGTTGGTAGTATTCAAAGTGGAGATTTTGAAGTTAAATCAGCTGGAGATGGTGTTCAAGCAACAGGTGAATTTTTCTTAACTATAAGAAGATTTGTACCAGACTTTAGAGCTCTTACTGGTAATGCTCAAGTTACAATAAACTTAAAAAATTTTCCAAGTGACACAGAGGCTAGTAGTAGCTTAGGGCCTTTTACTGTATCCTCTTCTACACAAAAAGTTGATACAAGAGCTAGAGCCAGAGCAGCTAATCTTAAAATACAAAACACAACTACAGATGAAACTTGGAGATATGGTACTTTTAGAGCAGATACACAAATAGATGGAAGAAGGTAATGGCAAAAATAATTACAAACATACCAGATCCAAAAACAGAATATAGTGTAGAGAATCAAAGATTAATAAATTTAGCTTTAAATCAAATAGTGCAAAAATTAAATACTTCTTACCAAGATGATATAAGTAAAGATCAACAAGCTTTTGATTGGTTTATATCATGAGTATACAATATAAAAATGCAGGTTTTAATTTAAATTCTACAGGAACTATTTCAATTTTAACTGCCCCTACAAATGGTAGATGTTTGGTAAAACAAATACAAGCACACAATGGATCAACTGGCGTTGTAAGTCTAGTAACACAAGTAACGGATACAAGTGCAACAGCTACTTTTAGAATAGATAATGCTTCTATAGCAGCAAACACTACAAGACAAATTATCACACACACTTTGGTATTAGAAGAAGGTGATATTTTAAAAATGACAGCAGGAACTGCGGATGAAATACAAGGTATAGTTTCATATGCTTTAATAGATCGTTCTTTACAAAATGGCTGATATAAGTATTATACTTATATGAAAACTATTAAATGCGAATCAAAAGAAACTTACAGAAATAAAAAAACTAATGTGGTTTATGCGTCTAAAAAAGATTCTGAACATGATGTAAATAACCCTAATACCGATACTAAACAAGAAGATATTGTAGTGGATGTAAATATAATGTTACCTCCCGAGGCTTTAAGTTTAATGAGTGGGACTAAAAAATAATGTTTCCTAAAGGGGGCACGGAGATACAGCATCATTTTCTAGATCATTATGTTGATGAAGATTTATTAAAAAACTTTCAAATATGTACTTCAATACCAGGTAAAATACCTACAGATAATAATAAAGTAAATATTCTATGGCAAAAGAATAGTTATGATCAACCTAATATATACCCTTGGTTTGAAGATAAAAACAACCACAACCAGTTTGACTGGTATGTATTTAATTCACACTGGAACTATGAAAAGTTTAGATACAAGTTTGATATACCTACACACAAATGTCATGTAATTAAAAATGGAGTAACAAACTTTCCTGTTCTTACTCCTTACAAACATGGGGACATGGTACGAATGTTATTTCACGTAACTCCTTGGAGAGGTTTAAATGTATTACTTGGTGCAATGCAACAACTACAAGATTGTAATGTACATCTTGATGTGTTTAGTAGTTGTAAAATATATGGGGAAGAGTTTGAACAAGCAAATGAAGCTAAGTATGAACCTTTATATGAGCAAGCAAGAAAGTTAGAGAACGTAAACTATATTGGTTACAAAGAACATTCATTTATACAAAAGTTTATGTATCGCTATCATATGTTTGCTTACCCTAGTATATGGGAAGAGACAAGTTGTAATGCTGCATTAGAAGCTATGGCCGCAGGATTATATTGTATCGTGACTAATTATGGTGCTTTATATGAAACCTGTTCCGAGTTCCCTGCTTATGTTACCTATGATAAGGATTACAAAAGATTGTCTACTGTATTTGCTAACGCTATTCGTAGTTCAGTAGCCACGCTTCACGAGCCAGAGGTATTTGAACATTTGCAAATGCAACAAGACTTTGTAAAGAAATTTTATAGTTGGGATAAAAAGAAATCAGAATGGACTAACTTCTTGACTGGAATATTAAATGAAAAAGCAAGAACCCTTGTACACACCTGATGCTAATTGGGTGAGTAAAAAAGATATTAAATTATTTGTAGCTACACCAGTACATAGTGAGGTGTCCATACATTACATGCAATCTGTTTTTAAATTACAAGCTGAGTGTAATGAAAAACAAATACCTATTATGTTACAACTAATGAAATCCTCATTAATAACACAAGGTCGTAATTTATGTGTAGCAGAATTTTTAAATACAGACTTTACGTATATGTTGTTTATTGATAGCGATATTCAGTTTAACACAGAATCTATTTTTAAAATGTTAAGCAAAGATCAAGAGCTTTTAAGTATACCATATCCTATGAAAAACATTCAATGGGATAAGGTGCTTAATAAATGGAAAGATATACCCGATATGAACTATACACAGATAAGTACGGCTGGTAATAAATACCCTGTTCGTTTAAAAGATAGAGAAGATGATATAAATTGTGTTAATGAAATGATTGAGTTATCTCATTCTATGACTGGGTGTATGTTAATTAAAAGAGAAGCTTTAGAAAAAATGGTTACAGCTTATCCAGAACTTACTATAAAACAAGAAACTGTTGTAGATGGTAAAACTATAGTAAAACCTAATTTATATAATTTTTTTGATACTTATTATGATACTGTAACAAAAATATATTACGGAGAAGATTTTGCTTTCTCAAGACTATGGACTAAAATAGGGGGTAAATGTATGGCTTTAATTACAGAATACATAACTCATGTAGGGGAATATCAGTATTCAGGAAGGTTAATAGATGAAATGGTAGCTACGGGTCTTGATAAGCCAGAGAAAAACAGTTAAACTATAGTAATAAACATTAGGAGACATAAATGGCATTTCCAGTAATAGCAATGGCAATAGGAGCAGGCATCGGGGCACTGTATACTAAATCTTCAGGAGGCTCAAACAGAGATATGATGAAAAACATGTTGATAGGTGCAGCACTTGGGACAGGAGTTGGTTATGCAGGAGGAGCTGCAGCAAGTGGTATGGGTTCTGTAGGAGCACAAACAACAGTAGGAATGCAAAACGCTACAATGGGTTCTAATTTAGCCGCAAAATTTGGAGCTTTAAGCACACCAACAAAAGTAGGTATAGGTCTAGCGGGTGCTTCTATGTTAGCGGGTGGGGGAAATAAAAACAACCCTTTGGCACCTCCTTTTGATGAAGCTGAATACGCAAGTCAATATGCACAACAAAGAGAAAACGTGCAAGGTTTAGGAGATAGATTTAATTACGATACTGTTACAGGAGGAGATAGAGAGTTTCAAAATGCTCAAACAGCTAATCTTTATAATTATGAACAACCTAATCAAAACTATACCTTTTCAAAAGGTGGTATTGTTAACACAGAAACTTTACCAAAATTTAAAGAAGGTGGTGTAAACTATTTACCTAGTAAATTAGATCATGATGAAAAAGATGGTACTAATTATGTAAGAGCTGAGGGTTACATTGAAGATGCTACAGATATAGCAGATAAAGATAAAGATACAATGTTAGCTCAATTAGCAGATGGTGAATTTGTAAGTAGAGCAGATGCTATTTTAGGTGCTGGAATTATGAGTGGAGCAAACCCTAAAGATTTTAAAGAAATGAGAAGAAAAGGAGCTAAGTTTTTTTATACACAACAAGACCAGCTGAAAAGAATATATGATATGGTAAGCTAATGATGCTTACTGATGACATTTGGAAAATACTACAACCAGCTGCGGAGATTGGAGATGGAGCTACGAGAGAGGATGTTGAACAAGGTCTTAAAGACGGACACTTTTTTTTATTTGCTTATGGGAGAAGTGCTTGTTTAGCTTCAAGTATAAAGAACACTCTACGTATTGGTTTAGGTGGAGGTAATTTAGCAGAGGTGCAGAAGATAGTAGAAGACATTGAAAAATTTGCAAAAGATAGACATTATAATGCGATTGATATTTTAGGTAGATCGGGTTGGCAAAAAGTTTTATCTGGTTATGATAAAAAAGCAGTTTTATTGCGAAAGGAAATTAAATGAGTTTTATATTTGGCGGCGGTGGTGGCGGTGGCTCTGGTGGTGGCGGTGGTGCCTCAACAGGAACACAAACTAATATTACAAGAGAAGCTCCAGCTATTGAAGGTAGAAAACTTGCCTTATATGATGAGGCTATAGATTTAGCTAGAAAACCAATTGAAGTACCTGAATATCAAGTAGCTGGCCCAAGTCCTTTAGAGCAACAAGCTTTTACTATGGCAGGTAATACTGGAGTAGGTCAAGATGCAATGAACGCTGGTATTGGATCTATTTTACAAGGTAATTTAATTGCAACACAACAACCAGATATTGATGCTTTTATGAATCCTTATCAAAGATATGTTATTGATGAAGTAAATAGAGAAGCAGCAAAAAAACAAAATCAATTGTCTGCACAAGCTATACAAGCAGGAGCTTTTGGAGGTGGTAGAGAGGGTGTTGAACGAGCAGAAGGAGAAGCTAGAAGATTAGGTACTATAGGTCAATTACAACAATCTGGTTTTCAAACAGCTTTAGGAGCTGCACAAGCACAACAAAAATTTCAAACAGATGCTGCATTGAGTACGGGTGGTAAATTACTTGGAGCGGGGGCTCAACAACAAGCTTCTCAACAAGCAGACATTTCACAATTAGGTCAAGCAGGTGCGTTACAAAGAAGTATAGCTGATAGAACCTTAGCTGCTCAAAGAGCGACAGAAGTAGCACGAGCCTACGAACCTTATCAAAGAATGGAATTTGCTAAAGGTATTATGACAACATTACCAACAGCAGCTTCACAAGTAACACAGTCTACAGGCCCTGGAACTAATCCTTTTGCTCAAGCAATTGGTGCTGGAGTGGGTGCTTATAGTGCGTATCAAATGGTTGGACCGGGTGGTAAAGGTTCTGCTGTTGGAGGGCAAGTATAATGCTTCAGTTTTTACCAACGGCTGCACGAGCTATTTATGGAGCTAGAAAGCCAATAGCAAAAGGAATTGGAAAACTTTATAATAAGTATTATGGTAAACAACCTCCTAGACAACCTTCAAGAGGAACTGAATTAATTGAGGGAACAAAAGGTACACGTTTTCAAAGATACGGAGGTGGCCTTACTGATCTTGGTATAGGTGGTGCTGAATTTGCTTATGGTATAGATACTTTTGATGACCCTGAAGCTGATCTTTTTGATAAAGCGGTAGGAACTGCATTAGGTCTTGGTGGTTTTGGAATGATGAGAAGAGGAGCTAGAAGAACTTTAACTTCTGCAAGAGGTGGAGGAAGAGGAGCTCAAGATGCAATACTAAATGAAAGAAGACCTTTAGCTTCTTTAGGTCAAACTAAATACGCTTTACCCTTAACAGGTTTACAAATTGGTAAAGATATGGTTACTGATGAGGACCCATCTAGAATACAACCTGTTGCTTTTTCTGAAGAAGCACAGAGTTTAATAAAACAAACTAATTATAATGACGCACAAAATAAACTTATAGATCAGTTTACAAAAATTGCTCCTGGTGGAGATTTAAACAATTTAAGTGGTGAAGAACAAAACAGATTAGGAGAGGAATTAGTTCGATTAGGAAATGACAAAAAAAATAACAAAGTAGAAGTTGTTAAAGATGATGGTCAAACTACTTTAGTTGATGTTAATAAACAAGTGTCTCAAGCACAAGCTGCTCAAAATGCTCAACCAAATAAAGTAATGATAGAAGATGGTGGTGATCCAACACAAGGTATAGATCAAGCAAAAAAAGCAGTACCTTCTATTTTAGCTACAACCTCCAACCCTACTGGCTCTAAAAGTGGAAATTTTAATTATTCTCAATATGCTGGTCCCATAGGAGATTTATTTGATAAACTTCAAATTAAGGAAAATGCTTATAGTAGATCAGATGAAGCGATTAAAAGTTATCAAGAAATGATTAAAGGGCAAAGAAGTAAAGTAAAAAGTTTTGAGGATTACAAAAAAGCATTTACAGAATACACTGGAGATGACAATGACCAATCAAAAAACATTGCCTTATTTAAATGGGCTATGAACATGATGACAGGAACTACTTCACAAGGTGGTTTTGCTGGATTACTTGATGTAGCGGGTAAAGCTGGAGTAGAAGCAGCAGATGATTTACAAGCTATTAATGCACAAGAAAAAGCTGAAAACAGAGATTTAGCTGTTCGTTACATGCAGTATGAAGAAAATGTAAATAGCTCTTTTGATGCTTTAGAAAGAGAAGCTTTTCAATTAAATATTAGTCAAATAAGACAGCTCGAAAATGCAAAAATTACAGATATGCGAGATTTTAGAAGTGCATTAATAAATTATGAAACAAAAAAAATGGAAGTTACTGCCGCAGCAGAAGATGCTTCTAGAAAAGCAAATAATTTAGAAAAAATAATTTATAGAAAAGTACCAGCGAACACAGCTACTGGATTTGAAATTGTAAGGGTTGGTTTAACAAAAGACGGTAAGCAAAGAGTTGAAAAATATGATCCTAACACTCAAAAGAGTAGTTTTGTGGAGGCTACAGGTGAGGAAGCTAAATCTTTAATAAACTCTCCTGACGTAAAACAAGATCAAAAAGGTAGAAGAACAGCTTTAGAAAGAATGGAATCTTCTGCACAAGGTGTAACTATGGTAGGTCAAGTTTTACAGATAGCTTCACAAACTGGAGGTCTTGGACTACCAGCCTTTAGTCAAAAATTTTCAGAACAGTTTGCTTCTGTATCAAAAGATATGTTTAACCTATTTAGTTCTTCTGATTTACCTGGTGTAAAATCAGATTATCAAGCTAACGATTTTGGAGGTGTTTTTTCAAAAACAGTAGCTGCACAATACGGGGATGATGAAAAAGGTTATAATGATGTAATGAAGGAATTTAATTCTGATAAAGCTCAATTAGATCAAAATTTAAAAGATTTAAATAATTATAACTCAAAAGTATTTAAGAAATATGAGAAAAAAATAGGTGATGGAAGTAAGACTAGAACTAAACAAGATATAGCTAGAGATATAGCTAAATTACTTATTATAGAAAATAGAATGAAGTATATTATAGCTAACAGTAATAAAGGAGAAGAAAGGCTAACCAAAGATGATATTAATGCTGCAGCAGAAACTACTAATATTTTTAATATTACAGGTGGTTCTAATATGATTTTTGCTAGATACCAAGAATTAGGTGTAGAACTTAATAAAAAATTTGCAGTAGCTGCAAGAGCGTATCAAGAAGCTGGTGGAGGGTCTGACATAATTCACTCTTTTGGGCAAACGACTTTTGTTCAAAATTGGAAAAATAGACAAAAAGAAGAAGGATCGTTTAAAGAAATAAATGAGCAAGATCAAGCAGGAGTTTTAAAAAGAAGAGAAGAAGAATTATTAAAGTATTTTGGTAATTAAAATGAGTGCTACACAAATACAACAAATACAAAAACAGCTTGATAATAACGAAATAGATATTAACAAACTTCCTGATAAAGAAAGACAAGTATTAGATAAAGCTATAGAGGCTGGTATTATTAAAGGTCCTACTCTTAACACTCAAGAGTATCTTCAAGCTAAAACTAAAGCTAAAATAGCTAATGAAGCACAAGACGCTGGCACTATGGAAGGTATAGATGTTCCTATAATAGGAACTATGTTTAATGAAAGAGCGGACTATGAATTAGTAGGAGATGTTATAGGTTCTTTTACTCCGTATATAATGAATAGAGAAGCCATAGCTAAAGATTTAGAAAAAGGCGTAAAGGGTGAAAAATTTATAGACCCTCAAGGTAAAGAAAAATTTAAATTGGACAAATTTATAAAAAGTTCTTCTAAGTTTCAAAGAGCTGTAAGTAAAGTAGTTGGTAGAAGATTTGGAGCAGTAGGAAGATTAATGCCTAGACTTGCAAGTAGATTAGAAAACACAACTAGAAAAACAGCTCAGTTTACACAACAAATGGCCCCAAAGTCTGTTGGAGGAGGTGGAGGTTTTTCTGACCCAGCACAAAGTTTATTAAGAACAGGTGCTTTAACAGAAGCTCAATCTCTTGCTTTAGGTGCAACTGGAGCAGCAGCTGGTTCTGTTGCTTACGATATAGCAAACTTTGCTTCTAATGTAGGAAGCGATTCATTATTAGATTTAAATGAAATTACAGAAGACGATTATAAAAAACTACCTCAACCAGCTCAAATGATGGTCGATGCAGGTGCTGCTTTTGCTAACTCTGCTGTATTTGGAGTGGCTGGAACAACAGCAGGTTATTATGCTGTAAGAATGGGTAGAAGTGGTTTAAGAAGATTACTTGGTGTAAATAATCCAGAAACTTTAAAATTAGCTAAACTAGCAAAGGAAAAAGGGATGGAATTAAATATTGCACAATTAGCTGAAGATTCTGGAACAGGTTCTTTATTTAAAAACTTTTTTAAAATATTAGGTGTTACTCCTTTTATCGGAGGTGCGGGTCGGCAATTAACTTCAAAACAATTAGCTGGTGCTTTAGGTAAAACATTAGAAGAAGCAGAATCCTTAGCTCCTTTTTCTTTTGCAGAATTGCTTGGTTCAGAAGGTACTAATCAAATAAGAAAAAATTATTTTGAAAAAGATCGTTTAATAAATTTACAATATAGACAATTAAATAAAACAGTGGAAGCAAATGGTAATTTTAGATTTGTTCCTACAACCTCTACTAAAGAAGAATTTAGAAAAACATTAAGTGCTATATATGGAGAAGGTGATTTTGCAAGACTTACTGATCTTTTAAATGACCCTAAAGCTACAAAAGTATTTACAGATGTTGATCCAGCTTTAATTACTGCTATGAGAGCTTTTTCTGGATCAATGGATGAAATGAAATTTGAATACACTTCTTTTTTAGATATAAAAAGATTTAGAGAAGCTATTAATAATATGACAAAACAAAAAGATTTTCAAAGTTCTAAATCTCAACCTTTATTAACTAGGTTTAAAGTAGCTCTAGATCATGATTTAGCCGCTGCTGAAAAAGTAGGTGATGATGTTTTTCAAAGACAAGAAGTAAGGGATAGTCTTGGTACTACTTCTGTTGAAAAAGCAAAACAAACTATGAAAGAGTACCAAAAATTACTTACAAATGCTAATAAAACTTATTTTGATTTAACCTCAACTTTTGAAACTGGTTTAGCTGAAAGGCTTCGAAGAGGATTAGGTGGACAAAACAATGATTTTCTTACACCAAGAATGGTTAATTCACCACAAGTTGCAACTACTGCTAAAGAACAATTTGATGCAATTACTAAAAACGTATTACGAAGCAATGACGCTGAAACCATTAAGCAATTTAAAGATTTAATAGGAGTAAATGCAACACAAAATCCAGAGTTAAAAAAATATGCTGAGGGCTTTGTAAAAAAACTAGCAAGTAGACATATATTTGATTCTTTTATGTCTGCTTTAGATCCTATAGCAAAAGAAAGTATTATTAGTGGTAGTTTACTAGCAGCAAGAGACAAGTTAAAAGACCAAGGTATTAATGGTTATAAATTTATTGATGAAATGATTGATCCTAAGAGAGTTAATAAAACAGATCAAGGAACTTTAGCAGAACAATTAAGTAAAATATCTGAACGTACAATAACAGTTCCTGGTAAAGATGGGACCTTAAAACAGATTAAAAACCCAAATTATATAGAAAATAAATTAGTAAGAGATCAAATAGCAGCTTCTATAGCAGAGTCTTCTAAAAAAATTGATTTTACTAAATTTGATTTAATTGGTGGCGATTTTAATTACACTAAATTTGCACAAAATTTAGGGTTAGGAGAGCAAGTTAAAGAAGATGCTTTAAGAGAATTAATAGGAAAAGAAGCTTTTGGTAATTTTAGAGATACAGTAACTGTATTAAAACAAGCGTCTACCTTAGGTTTTACAGATCCTTCAACTTATTTACAAAGAAGAGCTGGCTTAAAAGGAACAGAAGCTGTATTAGGTTTAGGTTCAGGTATGCTTGTTTATAATATGGCTGGAGGACTTATTCCTTCCATAATGACTGCGGTACTTGGCAGAAGAGTCGGAGCTATTGTTTCGGACCCAAAAAAATCTTCTGCTTTATTAGGCTTACTTACAGAACAAGAAAGAAAATATTTAATGGACCCACAAAACGTAAAGTTTCCTTTTACAGGTCCCGGGCAAAAAGGTATACTTGGTGTAGTAGATCCTACTCAACCTTTAGGTAAATACTTTGGTCCTAAAAGAGCTAGAAACTTAGCTATAGGTTTAAATTTTTTAGATGATGAAAACAAAGATCAAATTAAATTAGATCCTGATAAAATATCAATTAAGGATGTAAATGCTTATATAGATAGATTAGGTTCGGTAGATACTCCGCAATTTAATGCTTTTCAATTACCAGATAAAGTTTTAGAAAAAGTATCTCCTGAAGTTCTGTACTTTAAATACGCTAAACCAGAAGAACAGGATAAAATATTAGAAACTGTTAAAGGAAATCTAAATGCTGTAGGACAAAACACTGCTGCAGATCAAGAGTTAGAAGCTCCACAACCTCAAAATTTAGATCAAAATGTATTACAGCCAGAGGAAGAAGTATCTCAAGCAATGCCTGAACAACCTACTCAAACTCAACAAAACACACCAAGTGCTGTGCAAAAGAATTTACAAAGTTACAGTTTCTTGTTTCCAGGGGATTCTGCTGGACAAGCTATTGCTCAAAACCAAGGCCAAAAAAGTGGATAATATGATGTTGTGGAATATATTGTTAACTTTACTGTTATCAGCAGTAGGTTGGGCATTTAATAAAATGTTTCATGAAGTAAAGAGACTACAAATACTACTCAATAAAACCAGGGAAGAGTACCTGCCTCGTGACGATGCACAGTCACAGACAAATCAAATACTCGAACATCTTCGTAGATTAGAGGATAAACTTGATCGTTTTATTGAGAAATCAAATGGTTGAGCCAGTCAGTGCGGTTCTTACGGGAATTGCTTTAGTTACCAAAAGTGTTGAGTTTGTTAAGAAAAATATTAGTACTTGTCAAGATATTGGTGAACTAATTGGTCATGTAGAAAACGCCTTTGAAGGACAAAAAAAAGTCATAAAAGAAAGAGAGAAGTCTGGGGCCGATCCCTTTTCAACACAAGAAGTCGCAAAGGAAGTGATAAATGCTCGTTTAGCTCAAGAAGCCCTCTACGAAATGAAACAGCTAATTAACCTTAGATTTGGTCACGGGACATGGGAATATATTCTTGAAGAACGTAAAAAACGTATAGACAAAAGAAAAAAAGCGATTAAAGAAGCACGGGCCAAGGCTCATAAGAAACAACAAGAAATTATGGAGTATGTCAAATGGGGTTTTATTACCATAGCAACAGTAGCTTTTATAGGAGTGTCAATAGGAATTACTTTAAAGTTCTTTGTTACATTAAGTTCTCCTGTATATGCTCACGAGGTAGAATATGATGACGGAAGTTGTCTTATTTATCGTCCAAAATACTATCTTATATGTGTAAATGAATCAAGAGAACACGCTGATACGCAAGTATATTTAGATTATTTAAAAAATCGTAGTGAGTGGCTTGAGGTAGAGGAATAAACATAGTATACTATATTAATAAATCCGTTTAACTCATATGAGTCGGAAGTAGGTTAAAACCGAAGAAACGCATTATCTTGAAGGAGGTGATGTGTATGAGTAAAATGGCTTTATGGTATTATAAGAAAGAGTTGCAACAAATTAAAAAAAATAAAATAATTAATTATTTAAGAGGAGAAAAACATGTTTCCAAAAACTAAAGGAGCTTATAAGATTAAAGCTGGTGATACTTTATCTGGTATTGCTAAGAAAAGAGGTACTACAGTAGCTAAAATAATGTCTATGAATCCTGGTATTAAAGACAAAAATAAAATTAGAGCTGGTGCTGGATTAAAATTACCAATGAAACCAATTAAATCTACAGCAGCAGATAAAAGCAAAGCAGAAAGAGGAAAAAGAGATTTTAAAAAATTAATACCAAAGAAAAATAATAAATCTCCAATGATGGGAGCTGGTATGGGTGCTAGAAGAGGCACAATGGTTAAAGCAGCTGGCGGTAAGATGGCTAAAGGCTATTCCAAAGGTGGAGCTAAAATGAATCTTACTGCTATAAGAAGAGCAGCTGGTGGTATGGGGTACAAGCTTACAAAGAAATAACTTGATAAATATGTTTCCTATACTTATAGTAAAGTATGGGAAATTTAATATCAAACATTCCATACTTTAAAGTATGGGTACGTAGAGAGTTTACAACAAACCATAGAGCTTATCATGGTGACTATCTACATGCTTTAGTGGTAGCTGTAACAACTATTCCAGACAGATGTCTATCCTTCCAAGTCATCTTTACTGGGTGTGAAGATGAAGACAATCGTTTGGAAAATCCTCACGGTGGGGCAATGTGGGCAAGACTCCCTATTACGTCTCTAGTATATGACGACCCACTGGATGAATGGCCTAACCCTATGCCAACTCATTTAGCTCAACCGTGGGATTGTTCTAGTAGAGATCATTCCATTATAAATATTAACAGAGCTAGTTCTAGTCCTTGGTTATGTAAAGTAGGTGGAGAGTTTTATACAGGTAAGTATCATTTTACTGTTGATTATACAGGTAATGAGATAGCTGATGATCCAGCTCAACATAAGCAAAGTCATTTATTACATTTAACTAATGGTCCTTACAAAGGTTGCATGGTTGCTTTACCTAATAATAGAGTAAGAGTAACTTCTCCAGCTATGTGGGTAACTGGTGATGGAGCACCAGATTTTATACCTAGTCAATATACACATAGTGCCGAAGAACACGATAGCTATATGGATTGGGAACAAACCTTTGATAATTTGTATGCAGATAAAAAGAAAAAATAAAGGTTTTGTAATATCTGACTTTAGTATTGTACAAAAATATAAGTATAAAAGTTATTCTAGAAACGATGAAGAGGTAAGAACTTACAATGTAAATGGAAAAAAGCATCCGTCTGTTACTACTATTTTATCAGCAACACAAAGTAAAGAAAAAATGAAGTCGTTAGAGCAATGGCGGAAAAGAGTTGGACAAGAACAAGCTACACGAATCACGGTAGACGCAGCCAGACGAGGAACTGAGATGCACTTAGTTTTAGAAAAGTATTGTCAAGCTAAACCTTATTTAAATATTACACCACAAGGTAATCAGTCAAGATTAATGGCTCATAGGATTGTAGAAAATTTAGGTAAATTAAAAGAAGTATGGGGCAGTGAAGTTAATTTAATGTACGAAGATTATTGTCCTTCCTTATATCCAGATCCTAAAAAAATGGCTTGGGCTGGTATGACTGATTTAGTGGGGTTATATGATGATAAACCTACCATTATAGATTTTAAACAATCTAATAAATTAAAAAGAGAAGATTGGATTGAGGATTATTATTATCAAATTGCAGCATATTCTATTGCTCATAAGGCGTACTATGGTGAGATAACACAAGGTTTAATTTGTATTTGTACAAAAGATTTTGTGTACCAACAATTTATAATGGATGAAAAAAAATTATTAGAGTACGAAAATAAATGGTTTGATAGAGCTTATGAGTACTATAAAAAGTTAAGTACCTCTTCTCCTAAAGTTTGAGCAGACATTTTCTTTTTTTCATTTAAAGCTTTTATTATAAACTCATCTATAGTTCCTTTAGTGACTAAGTCAATATAAGCAACACTATTTTTTTGACCATGTCTATGTGCTCGATCCTCGGACTGCTCTCTTAACGTCAAGTCATAACTATTACTAAAATAAATTACTGTAGTAGCTGCTGTAAGATTTAGTCCATATCCTCCTGTAGATGGATTACCAACAAAAAATCTTGTTTTAGAATCATTCTGAAAAGCCTCTACTGCTTGATCTCTATCTTTAACATTAACAGCTCCGTAAATAGCTACTGTTTCATCTAAAGGATATTTCTTTTTAAGAACTTGTATTATCTGTTCTAAATTATGAATATAGTTTGCCCATATAATTACTTTACCTTCAGCCTCATCTATTATATTACATAACTCTGCCATTTTTGGTGTATCAAATGATTCCTTTTGACCTTTATCTGAAACAAAAAAACCACAAGTAACTTGATGCAACCTTAAAAGCTCTGTTAATTTATTTGTATAACTTGCTTCTTTATCTTGAAAAATAGCTCTGGCATATTTCTTTAAACTTGTATAACATTCTAATTGTTCTTTAGACATACCTAATAATCTTTTAGAGAAAACTTTTGGTGGTAAATCAAAACAATCTTCTTTTTTTACTCTTGATGAAAAACTTTTTATCTTACCTTCTAATTCTGATAAATTTGTAAAATACATAGGTATCATAATTTGTCTATTACCTTCATTACTTAAAGGTCTCATTGCACAATACCTTGCACGAAAAGCATAATAACTTTTATAACCTAATAAACCAGGTTTTAAAAATTCACATTGACTATATAAATCTAAAGGGCTTTTTGTAGTAGGTGAACCAGTCATTCCTCTTTTATATTTTACTTTTAAACTAATCTTAATTATATTTTTTGTTCTTTTTGCTTTATGGTTTTTAATAGTAGTGCACTCATCTACCGCCATAAACATAGTATCTTTTTTACTATCTATAAGTTTTTTTGCAACTCTTACACCAGACACATGAGACAAAGCCTCTACGTTCATAATGTACCAATTTAATTTACCTTTTTCATAATAATCAAAATTATCTTTTTTATATATATGTGTTTTGTTTTGTGTTGAGCTGTGTATTTCAATTTCTTTTTTCCAATTGTGTGTAATACTATTTGGAACTATTATTAATACTGTATCTACTTTTTTGTTATTATATAAATAAACAGCGTTATCAATTGCAACTTTAGTTTTACCTGTACCCATACCCATTAAGAACAAAAAGTACTCTTTTTCTGCACCTTTTATAAGGGCTTGTCTTTGATGTTCAAATGGTTTTGTTTTATAAATGTGTGTCATTATCATAATTCTAGGATTTTTTGGTTGACATTGCAAGAATTAAAAATTAGGGTATACAATTAACGGAGGTAAACATGAATCAAGAAGAAGTAAAACTAGAAGTTAATATTGGAGATGACGATTTAAAAGATTTAAAGTATTTAATTGAATCAATGGTGAAGAATGAAAAAACTATTAAAGATTTAGAATCAGCTCTCTCTGAATTAAAGCAACATCAGCGACAATTATCTGAAGTAGATGTACCTACTAAAATGAAAGATATGGGTATGCAAGAGTTTGTCACTGACAAAGGAGTGAAGGTTAAAGTCAAAAGTTTTTACACAGGCTATATACCTACTTTAAAAGCTAGTGCTAAAAGTCCAGAACTAGCTGAACGTAGGGAAGCTTGTTTAAAGTATTTAAGTGAAAACGGACACGACTCCTTAATCAAGAACGAGTTGGCTATAACATTTTCTAAAGGTCAAGACAACGAAGCTAAGAGTGTCAAGGCTGACTTAGAGAATAAAGGCTACCCCGTAACATTAGATCCTTCAGTAAATGCAGCCACTTTAAAAGCACATATTAATGTGATTAAAAAAGATAATGGTGAATTTAATGATGAATTATTTAATGTTTTTTATAAAACCGAAACTAAATTAACGAAAGGAAAGAATGATGAGTAAAGTAGCAGTTAAACAAGAAAGTACTCCAGCTATTAATACAGATAGTTGGATTGAAGATGCTGGAATGGGTATTGAGTCAGCTTCGTCTGATGAATTTAAATTACCTTTAATTAAAATATTATATTCTAGTAACATGCCAGATATAGAAACTACCGTTCAAGGTACACCTGTAGCTGAGGGTTGTATTTTTAATCAAACAAGTGAGAAAGCTTATGATGGTAAACAAGGCTTTAGAGTTGTTCCTGTTTATTACAAAAGAAGTTTTAATGAATGGAAAGAAATGGAAGAAGGTAATAATAGACCTGTAGCCGTTCATAAGGATAAGCCCGCTGGTTTAAGCAGAAGTGGTAATAAAGATGTATTGCCTAACGGTAATTATGTTGAAGATACTGGTAACTGGTTTGTAATGGTCATTGACGATAACGATCATGTTATAGATCAAGGAATGATAACCATGAAATCTACTCAAAAGAAAAAGAGTAATGAATGGTTACAAAAATTGAAAAGTAACATTATAGTTAAAGATGGTAAGAGTTTAGTACCACCTGGATACATGACTGTGTATAAATTAAATACACATAGACAAGAATCTGGTAAATATAAATTCTTTGGATGGCAAATTAAGTTTGAGAGTTATCTTAAAAAAGAAGAGACTATATCTCAAACAAAGTCTTTTGCACATTTAGCCAAGGACTTTAATCTATACTACGAGGCTGAATCATTAGATGGTTCTGCTCCTAGTACAACTGAGAAAAGTAGCGACAAAGTACCGTTCTAATGCAAGAACAATTGTTTAAACTTTTTGCTTCAGGCGAGAAGTCATTTGTAAAGCTTTCCCTTACGGGGGAAAGCGATACAAGTGGCAAGAAGGAAGCTAAATATATCACGATACACGAGCCAGTTACTTCTGGTATTTGGAAAGACCATCTAGATGGTAAGTATGGTATAGGTCTTAGACCAGAGTTCGGAGATGAGTGTATGTGGAGTTGTATAGATTTAGATCCTGTTGATTACAAAAATTATTCTGCTCAAAAGTATGTAGATATTATTAATAAATATAATTTACCTTTTGTGCCTGTTTTATCTAAGTCTGGCGGTCTACACTTTTTTGTGTTTTTTACCGAAGCTATAAAGATAGACAAAGTAAAAGAAAAGTTACAAGAATTTAATGAACAATATTTTATGGCTAATGAAATTTACCCATGTAATAAAACTATAAACATGCCTTATTTTAAAATGAACGCTACTATGGAATTTGCTTACAATAGTAATGGTACTCCAGTATTAGTTGGTCAATTTTTAGATATAGCTAAGAGCAAAGTAATTACACCAAAAGATTTTTTGAATTATAAAGTACAAGATCATGAAGTAGAAAGAGATTGGAAACACTATCCTCCTTGCGTACAAAAACTAGTACAAGATGGTTGGGCTGGTAAAAATAGACATCAGTATTTATATAACGTCACAGTTTTAGAGATTAAAAAAAGAGTTGGTATAAACTACGTGGATTTAGATGAGATCATGCAAGATAGAAATAGAACTATTTTTACTACACCTTTACCACCCACTGAAGTATCTCAAATAGCAAAAAGTGTTCACAAAGATGGTTATGGTTATCAATGTCCTCCAAAGCATACTGAGTATCAACCTATATGTAATATGGAGATGTGTAAGACTCGTAAACTTGGTAGAGGAGAAGAAACTCCAGCAATTATAGATAAGTTTACAAATATAACTTACGTTCAAGATACTAAAAATGTATGGTTTGAATTTGATTATGAAGGACATCATATTACTGTAACTCCAGATGATATGAAGGACGAAAAAAGTTGGAGAGTTAAATTATTAAGGTACAGAGTATTTTGGTTGACCTTACCCAAGAACAGAAAAGGCCCAAGTATGTATGAACTTTTAATGAAAGCTATAGTAGAAAAATCAGTAGAAAGTACAGATCATAAGTATGAGGATAGTTTAGAAGAAGAAAGGTATGAAGTATTAAAGAAGTTTTTTGAAAGTCATATAGAACAAGATAGGTTTGAAAAACTTAAAGATGGTTATGTGGTTCTAGATAGTAATACAAATATATGTTACTTTAAGAAGATAACCCTAGCTAGTTTTTTACAAAAGAGTGGTACAAAAAGTTTTAGCAATCCTATGGCAGCATTAAATTTATTAGATTGTAAGAGAATTGATTATCATGAAGGTGAAAAAAACGTATGGACTGTAGAGATGCCAGAGTTTGTTAAACATAAAACAGTGAAGAAAAAAGAAAATAAAAAAGAAATGAGTGAGATGGATGACGAATACCACACAAAATTCAGAGCTTCAAAAGCACAAAGCTCTGTACAAAAAAACGATTAAGATATTTGGTCCTCCTGGTACAGGGAAGACACATACCTTAGTTGAAAGAGTTTTAAAAGGACACATAGCTAGAGGTGTTAAACCTATTGACATGGCTTTTATATCTTTTACCAATAAAGCTGTTAACACGGCTGTGGACAGAACTATTAAAGCTTTTCCACAATATGATTCGGATGACTTTGCTAGGTTTAAAACATTACATAAATTTTGTAGACGTTACTTTGAGGAAGAAGTTTTTGATCCCAAAGCTTGTATGTTAGATTATGCTCTTCAAGCCAAGATTATTAAAACTTCAGATCAGAGACTATCTGATGATAACTTTACTTATAAAGATTGGTCTTTAGGTGTTTATGATAAATCAAGAAACATGATGCAAGATCCAATTATTACATACAAAAGAGAACAATATAAGTTAGACAGTTTAGATATTTATTTAAGAAAGATTGATACTTATAAGCATTACAAAAAAGATAGTTTTATAGATTTTACTGACATGATTGAAAGAACAATAGACGAGGTAGACTTTCCCGAACTACAAGTATTAATATTAGATGAAGCTCAAGATTTTACACCTTTACAATGGAGTGTGTTATATAAATTAGCTCAGAAAGCAAAAAGAGTTTATCTCGCTGGTGATGATGACCAAGGTATATATAAATTTAATGGAAGTGACCCTAAGTATTTTACAAAATATTTCCCGGGCCGTAAGGTTATATTAAGAAAAACAAGAAGGTTTGGTGAAGCCATACATCATTTTAGTCAAGTGATTAGAAGAGGTATAGTAGATAGTATAGAAAAAGATTACCATCACTTAGAAAAAGATGGTTATGTGAAAAGATATTTAAATTTTGCAGAGATACCAATAGCAGAGTTACCTGGAACTTGGTATATATTGGGTAGGGTTAATACCACTGTTAACGAACTAAGAGCTTCTGCAAAGGACGCTGGCTTGTATTATTCAGATAACAAGGGTAATAAATCATTTGATACAAAACAATGGCAAGCTATAAAATCTTGGACAAGAATAGCAAAAGGTGAGGCTATTACAAAGAAAGATGCTGAAAATATGATGAAGTATATAAGAGAAATTAAAGATCATAGTTTTAGGCGTTCTGGATTTTGGATAGATTTACCCGATACACAGACTTATGACTTTGATGGTTTATGTGATTGGTGTGGTTTAAATTTGAGTGATCAAGCTGCAACAAAACCTTGGTGGGAAATACTACTACGTAACTTTACACCTAGTCAAACAGAATACTTTTTACGTTTACTACAAAGATATGGTCAGAAGAGTTTAAACAATGAACCTAAGATAATTATAGATACGATACATAGTGTCAAGGGTGGTGAAGCTAACAATGTCTTATTGTTTTCTAAAACAAATTGGCCTGCCTCATATACAAATAAGAAAAACGCAAGTGACAAGAGTGATGAGAAAAGAGTCTATTATACAGGAGCCACGAGAGCCAGAGACACGTTACATATTTTATCTAGTAATTACAGATACAATTATCCAATTGGTCAAGATTATTTAATTTATTTACAGGAGAGAAAATAATGGAATTTATTATAGCGTATACAATTATATATACCTTTATAGGTTTACAAAATGCTGGAGTTTTTTAATGGGTAAATTTGTAATAAATTATAAAATGGAATTTGAAAAAAGACCGTCTAAATCAGAAGTAGAAAACAGGTTATGGGATTTAATAGCTAAAGGTTTTACTTTACGATCTGTTGAAGATGAGGATTATTATGTAACTAGAAAAGAAGTAAAGGAGAAAAAAAATGTCAAGTAAGGTATGGGATAAAGGTAGTGATCATTATAAAGATTTTAAAATACAACCTTCTAAATTTGTTAACAATAACGAACTTTTGTTTGCAGAAGGTAATGTTATAAAGTATATTTGTAGGCATAAACTAAAGGGCAAGAAGGAAGATATTATAAAAGCCATACATTATTGTGAAATGATAATAGAACGTGATTATGAATAATTTTCAAGGTACAATCATAAGCAAAGATATTTTACTGGCTCTCAGTGGTCATTTAAACGGGTTTTTATCTCAAAGCCTTACTCACAGGGGGTTTTATGAGTAGTTTACAGTTAGTTTTTAATCTAAAGAAGAATATTTGGTCAGCGCCAGTGGATTATAAGGATTTATCTGATGCTAAAGAGATAGCAATAGATTTAGAAACTCGAGATGATGGAATTAACGAGAACCTCGGAGCTGGTTGGGCTTTAGGTAAAGGTAAGATAGTTGGCTTTGCTGTAGCCACCGAAGGTTGGGAAGCATATTATCCTATGGAACACCTTGGGGGTGGTAATTTAATTAAGGAACAAGTGTTACAGTATATGCAAGATGTGTGTGCTTTACCTTGTCGTAAGATATTCCACAATGCACAGTATGATGTAGGGTGGTTGAAGGCGTATGGTATTGACGTTCGTGGGGAAATTGTCGATACCATGATCGCTGGAGCATTGATAGATGAGAACAGATACACTTATAGATTAAACGCTTTAGCCAAAGATTATCTTGGTGAGATAAAAGCTGAAACAGATTTAAAAGAAGCAGCTAAAATGTTTGGTGTAGACCCAAAGGCTGAGATGTGGAAGTTGCCAGCTGAGCACGTTGGTTATTATGCGGAACAAGATGCACGGCTCACGTATCTTTTATGGCAGCAGTTTAAACACATTTTACAAAAAGAAAGTTTAGAAACAGTTTGGGAACTTGAAAGAGATTTACTTCCTTCTCTGTTAGATATGCGTTGGAAGGGTGTGCGTGTAGATGTAGAAGGAGCTCATGCTTTACAAAAACACTTTGTCAATAAGGAAAAAACTTTATTATCTAAAATGAATAAATTAGTTGGAAAAGATATTGACATATGGGCAGCTCGTCAGATTGCTTGGGCTTATGATAAATTAAATGTGGATTATCCTAGAACAGAAAAATCAAAAGAGCCTAGTTTTACACAAGGCTGGTTAATGAATGATACTAATGAATTTAGTAAATTAATTGTACAGGCTAGAGAAGTTAATAAGTTTCATAATACTTTTATATCTAGTATTTTAAAGTACGAACATAAAGGTAGAATACATGGAGAAATAAATCAATTGAGATCAGATAATGGAGGAACTGTATCTGGCAGATTATCTATGTCCAATCCAAACCTACAACAACTACCAGCTAGAAGTAAAGAATTTGGTCCTATGATAAGAGGTTTATTTTTACCAGAAGAAGGAGCGAGATGGGGAAGTTTTGATTACTCTCAGCAAGAACCACGGCTCGTGGTACATTATGCTAGTAGTATCGGGGCTGGTTATGAAGGCAGCCAAGAGTTAGTTGAAGCCTATGCAAATGCAGATGCAGACTTTCATCAAACTGTAGCAGACATTTGTGGTATAGCACGTAAGCAAGCTAAGACTATTGGACTAGGTTTAATGTATGGTATGGGTAAGCATAAATTATCTAGTATGTTGGGATTAGATTATGAAGAAGCTAATGCTTTAATTGCTAAGTATAATACTAAAGTACCTTTTGTAAAACAATTGTCTGATAGATGTATGCGTAAAGCAAATGAAACTGGTGTCATAAGAACAAAGAAAGGTCGTAAGTGTAGATTTAATATGTGGGAGCCAAAAGATTTTGGTGTGTACACGCCAGAGAAGTTTGAAAATGCTGTAGCTAAATATGGTAGAAATAATATTAAGCGTTGTTATACATATAAGGCATTAAATAGATTGATACAGGGTTCTGCAGCAGATCAAACAAAAGCAGCTGTTGTAGCTTGTAAAGATAAATTAAATAAATTACCTATTTTACAGATACATGATGAACTTTGTTTTAATGTTTATGAAGAAAAAGAAATTGAGGAAATAAAGGCTGTCATGGAAAATTGTATGGATCTTAATGTTCCGAGTGTAGTAGACGTTGCCCTTGGTAAAACTTTTGGGGAAGCTACTTAATATAATTATGGTAGCGTTTTTTCACTTGCTCCTGGTCATGTACAATAATCTTTTTCTTTAAATTAGAAATAGCTTTATCTAAATAAACCATTTCATTAGTGTAAACACCATTTTTTTCGTACATGTTAGTCCACAAATGCTCTAACTCTACCTTTGCTTTTAATAATTCAGTCATAACACCTCTTACCTATAAATTAGGTTATTTAACCTTATATGTCAATATACCCTTGCAATCTCCGATAAAATAACATATATTATAAATAGTGGGCGACACTCCAATGTACTTATTCACAGTTGCCCACATAACAAGGAGAAAGAAACATGAAACAAGAAAAGAAAATAAACGTATTATCATTATTTGATGGCATGAGTTGTGGTCAAATAGCATTAAAAAAATTAGGTGTACAAGTGGGTGCTTATTACGCAAGTGAAATTGATAAGTATGCAATTAAGGTTGCTAAAGAAAACTTTCCTAACATGGTGCACTTAGGTGATGTTACTAAAATACATGCTACTTATTTAAAGATTGATTTGTTAATTGGTGGTAGTCCGTGTCAAGGATTTAGTAAAGCTGGCAACAATTTAAATTTTGAAGACCCAAGAAGTAAATTGTTTTTTGAGTTTGTACGTATTTTAAATGAGTGTAAACCTAAATATTTTTTATTAGAAAATGTTAAAATGAAGAAAGAATCAGAGGATATTATAACTCAATACCTAGGGGTTAAACCTATTGAGATAAATTCTTCATTAGTTTCTGGACAAAGTAGAAAGAGATTATATTGGACAAACATACCTAATATCACGACCCCCGAGGACAAGGGTATTGTTATTAGAGATATTCTTGAAGACGAAGGTATAGCTGATATGGTTGTTAACCAAGGTAAACATTTATACAAAGCAGATATAAAAAAATCTCATTGTCTTATGGCTAGAGATTATAAAGGTTTTGGTAATCAGTCTATGACTGGAGTCAGAAGAGTTGGTACAGCAGTAAACATTAATGGTCACGATATACTAAAACGTGTGTATGCTGTTGAAGGTAAATCTCCTACATTAAATACTTGTACAGGAGGAAACCGTGAACCTAAAATACCAGTTACAGAAAAGTTATGGCGTAAACTTACACCTTTAGAGTGTGAGCGTTTACAAACTGTTCCAGATAATTACACGAGTTCGGTTTCCAATAGCCAGCGATACAAGATGTTAGGTAATGGTTGGACAGTAGATGTAATTGCACATATATTTAAATCAATGAAAAAGGAAATAGACGATGAGTAAAATAATGTATTTATATTATGTAACACACAACAAACATGGTGTAAGAACAATAGAAGCTAAAAATACTTACAACGCATGTAAGAAGTTTGCTTCTCTTTTTAACCTAAAAAGCATATCTGGTATTAGTGCTTTTGTAATGACAAAAAAGGAGACGAGTGATGCCTAAAGACCTTACTGGAAAATACAAATGTAAGAGTCATTATGATGTAATTAATGACTTAAAAGATATTTTATCTAAAGTACATGTAGTAGATTTTAAAGGTAATCCAACAGAAGATGCTGGAGACCATGACGAAGTATTAGAAAAAATAGAAAGTATGTACGCAGATTTTGATAATGGAACAGAGTTTTTATTTGATGAAGTTACAGCTAGAAGATTTGTTAGACTTAGGATACAACAACAGTTGTCTGAAAACGAACAACTTACTGATACTTATTATGAAGAAGAAGGAGAGAAAATGGCAAGGGAGGTTTTTGGTCATGACGAAGGCTAAAGAACTTATACGTAGAACAGACAGAGTATCAGGGTTTGATCTTGACACACCTGGTTGCATAAGTTTTTCTGGCGGTAGAACATCGGGTTATATGTTGCGTCAGATCCTAGACTTTTATGGTGGTACCCTACCTAAAGATGTGCGTGTTGTATTCTCAAATACAGGTAAAGAGATGAATGCTACATTAGACTTTGTTCGTGATTGTGAAGTAAATTGGAACGTCAAGATAGATTGGGTCGAGTGGCACGAGTCTAAAAAGTTTGTAATGGTAAACCATAACTCCGCATCACGGAACGGGGAACCCTACGATAAACTTATTACTAAAAGAAAGTTTTTACCAAACCCGGTAACTAGATACTGTACCTCAGAACTTAAAATAAAAGTCATGAAAGATTTTATGTTATCTATAGGTCATAAGTATTGGGTTAACTATGTAGGTTTACGATATGATGAGCCTCACAGAGTTGCTAGATTGTCAAGAGCCAAGGATAAAGAAAGATGGGATAGTGAAGCTCCTCTACATACAGAAAAAAGAACAGTAAAAGATGTAGCTAAGTTTTGGGAGAACAATTCATTTGATTTAAAGCTACCAGGTATTAATGGTAAAACACCACTTGGTAATTGTGATTTATGTTTCTTGAAGGGTAAGAATACTATCATGAATATAATGAAAAACTACCCAGAGAAAGCACAATGGTGGATGGATCAAGAAAAGAAACAATTAGGTACTAAGTCAAAAGATGGTTTTAAGTTTAGAAGCGATAGACCAGATTATAAAACTATGTTGGAGATAAGCAAAAGCCAGTTAGATTTGTTTGATTTTGATAAGTCTGACGATGCTTGTTTTTGTCATGATTAAAGGGAGGTTATTATGTGCAGCTTAATGGATATAGACGATGAAAAAGTACAACAATTAGTACAAGAAAATTTAGTTAGAGACAGATTACTAGTTGTAGAAGACGAGCTAAGAAAGTATAAGCAAAAGCTTTCTGATGCAGAATGGGAAGGATTAGATGAAGAAGAGGTTATCATCCCATTAAGAAAATCAGTGCAACATTATGAGATGCTGCAAGGAAAAGGAATTTTGTATGAACCAACATTTTAAAAGGAGATATAATGGATAAAACAAAATGGAAGAGTATAACTTTGAACGTAGAGGACTATCATGCAGTGCGTGGTATTTCTTTCAAAAAGAACAGAAAATTTTCTGGAACTATAACAAAGTTAATAAACGATTACATAAAAAATGTAGCTGAAGATCAAAGCCTTAACTATGAAAACTTTAAGAAAGAAATGATTAAAGTTAGTAAAAACGGAGGTTAACGTATGGATCTAGTCAGATCATATATTATATGCGACCATTGTAATGGTAACGGATACCAAGTCATTAGAAAACTAGGAAGTATGTTACAAACACAAACGTGCTTCTGGTGTAAAGGTGAGGGTCATACAGGTTCTGCATATGAAACAAAGAAAGGACAAAGGTCAGAAGAAAAGTTTAGCAGCTCGGATCAAAATGAGAAGCTTGACGAATCAAGAGGTCTTTATTCCTAATTCTACATACGCAAGACATAGACTAAAAGATAGAATTATCATGGAGGGTTTACTTGATTACGTGTGTGCTATATGTCGTATAGAACCTATGTGGGAGAGTAAACCCTTGACTTTAGTATTAGACCATATTAATGGTGTAAACAATGATCATAGATTACAAAATTTACGATTTTTGTGTCCGAACTGTAATTCTCAAACAGATACGTTCAGTGTAGGGCATAAAAGAATGAGAAAACGAGAAACATGACGCACGATTGACGAGCCAGTTAATTTAATTGGAGGTCAAATGACAGAAGTAAACGGAAAAACTTTTTTCTTAGATGTTATGCAACTTATAAGAAATAGATGTTCTAGAGAAGAGTATACTATCATATCAAAGATGATAGAGGGTTTGTACTATGGGGATACCTATAACTATGTTACAGGTTATGATCCAAATTTTTTTCACGATATAGAAAGAATAAAAAATTTACCTAAAAGAGAAATAAAAATTAAAATCATTGAAAAAAATAATGTAATAAAATTTAAACCAAGGACTAGTAGTAAATGAAAAGAAAACTTATACTAAAACATATGGGTAAAAAAATATTTGATTGGGATGATTTAGAAGAAGGTCTTGAAATAGAGGTTCCTGATCTAAGATATTTGTCTCCTTATGAGCGAAATAAGTATATAAATGAAGTTTTAGAAGATTATTGGTTGTTTAAAAATAAAAAATTAACTAAACTTGAAAAAAAGTATGGAGAAATATTGTCCACGTTAATTAAACTATATGGCTGCTAAACAACAATTCCAACCCCCCAACAATCAATTTTTGTTAAGACTTGGTTATAGATTTGCAAGAATTTTGTTCAACAATGATAACATGGTAGAAGAAAATTATTTATGGAGAGCTGTAGTAGTAAACGCCTTAGAAGATTGTATGATAGTTAGATCCGATAGAAAATCAGCTACATTGAAAACAACAGCTCATAACTGGATATTATCTCATTGTGATAGTTTTGATAGGGTATGTAATTGGGCTCAGTTAGATCCAGAGGACGTGATCCTAGCTTACAGAAACGCTATACGTAATAAAAATATTACTTTTACACAAAGACAACTGTTGTGGCATAAATATAACAAACTTTACCGAACCACGAAACGGGAGCCAGATCATAACTGTAAAAAAAATATTAAAATGGAAATGACTAAAATAAGATTAAAAGTAAAATTTTTAAGTGTAACGCAAAATGATTATGTAACTACGTTGTTTGTAAATGTTTTACCTTAAAAGAGAAAAAGTGAGAAATAAAAATCCCTCACTTTTTCTTACTAAACGGAGTGGGTTAAAATATATAAACCACTAAGTAAAAAATATTATAATTAAGGATATAAGTCAAATGAATTTAATACAAAAAATAAAACTTTCTGTTTTTCTACTATATAGCTCTATACAAACTTTTTTTAAAAACATAAGTGTAAAAATAGCAAAAGTTTTGGGAAAATGGGAAAAATAGCAGAAACACTAGTGTTACAGAGAAAAAGTTTTAGGAAAGTTTTAGGAAAATTCCTAAAGTTTTGGGAAAAGAGAGGACCGCATTGCTGCAATTTATTTTTTAATAATAATTACCTATAGAGATATATATGCCACAAGTAAGTAAACAGATGAGAACTATCAAAGATTTAACAACTAAACAAAAAACATATATTGATATATTAGTTGCTAATTGGGGTAACATTACAAAGGTAGATGCTTTATTACAAGCTGGATATAAAAGTAAGAATAAGGACACTGCTATGGTAATGGCTAGTAAATTAACTAACCCAGATTTAAACCCTCACGTATGCAGATATTTAGAACACAAGTTAAGTAAAGAACAAGAGAAATATGAAAAAGATAAATTAAGAAGATATAAAACTTTTGAAAGATTAAGAGATGGAGCTGAGGCTAAAGGTCAATACACTGGTGCAATTAATGCAGAATTTAGATCAGGACAGTTAGCTGGACAATTTATAGACAAAAAAGAGGTGCTTCATTCAACTTTAGAAGGCATGAGTAGGGAACAATTGGAAAAAAGACTTAAAGAATTGGAGAATAAAATAGATGATGGGAGTACGATTATTGACGTCACACCGACAAAGAAAAAGGTTAAGTGAAAAAAAAATTTGGAATTATCTTAACCTTTTTCAAAAGCAACATGATGAAGCACATTTTACTAGGATCGAAAGCTCTACAATAAACGGAATACCTGATGTTCATTGTGTTTTTAAAGGCTACATTTTTTGGTTAGAATTAAAAGCTAATCTAGGTAAGAATTGTGGTGTTTCAAAATTTCAAATAGTATGGCATTTAAAATATAAAAGAGCTGGAGGAAATTGTTTTATTCTGAACTGGCCCATCTTGGAACTTGGTCCTAAAATTCTAGAAGTCCGTGAGCCCGGGCTCGTGGTTCCCGTTCCCGTGCTTCCCGTTCCCGTTTTAGAACTAGCACTTTGGTTAGAAGATCGACCAGGTTAGCCAGCAGCTGGCCATCCAGGAAGAAGCCGTTCCCGTTCCCGTTGAACCCTAGAAAACTGGGGTTTTTTAAACCGTTTTCCAGCCCCGCCAGTTCCGCCAGCTCCGGAAACGCCTGCACAAAAACCCAGAAAACGTAGGTTTCTCTCCCGTTTCTTCCAGGAGGATCGCTGCAGCACTTGCAGCAGCCCAGGAATTTTTTTTGTTGACAGCTGCAAAAGTCTGGTTTACGCTTAACCCATAACTAACGGAGAATATAAAAATGATACAAACACTATGCGAAACACAATTTTTAGAACATGTGCGACAGCACTCACGCTGGAAGCAGTTCAGCTACGAGGCTTGGCAGCTTATATATGAGTGGGAGACAGAGATCAACCCAAAGGTAGAATATGACCCTATAGGCTTTTGTTGTGACTATTCAGAATACGAGAGTTTCAAGGACCTTCAAGAAGAG